TTACTGTCCTTTCACTCTATTTTCGTTGATGTCATGATATTCCTCGCAGGCTTGCAAGGTATTTTGTATCAGTGTTGCAACGGTCATCGGCCCGACGCCACCGGGAACCGGTGTAATCCAACCCGCACGCTCAACGGCGGCATCAAATTCTACATCACCGACTACTTTACCACTTTCCAAGCGGTTAATGCCGACATCAATCACGATAGCACCGGGTTTTATCCACTCACCGGGAATAAAACCGGGTTTACCGACAGCAACGACTAATAAATCTGCATTTTCGACATGTTGGCGCAAATTTTTGGTAAACCGATGAGTGACGGTAGTGGTGCAACCCGCCAGTAATAGCTCAAGGCTCATCGGGCGGCCGACAATATTGGATGCCCCTACCACGACAGCATTCAGACCATAAGTCGGGATATCATAACGCTCTAGCAGTGTCACGATGCCGCGTGGAGTACAAGGGCGGAGTTTAGGCGCCCGCTGACACAAGCGGCCAACATTGTAGGGATGGAAGCCATCCACGTCTTTATCCGGGTGAATACGTTCCAGGACTTTGACATTATCAATACCCGCGGGCAGTGGCAGTTGTACTAGAATCCCATCTATTTCACTATCGTCATTCAGTGAATCAATCAATGCTAACAGCTCGGCTTCCGTGGTGGTCATCGGCAGGTCATAAGAGCGGGAAACGAAACCCACTTCTTCACAGGCTTTACGTTTACTGGCGACATAAATTTGTGAGGCTGGATTTTCACCTACTAGCACAACAGCAAGGCCAGGGGCACGTTTACCCGCAGCTAAACGTTTCTGTACCAACGCAGCTACTTCGTTTCGTACCTGCTGCGCAATCGTTTTACCATCTATAATTTTCGCTGACATCAGTGGAAGGGTCCATCAATTAAAAAAGCGGGAATCTGCCTATTTTGTCAGAAGCGGGGCGTGCTGTCAGGCGTATAATAACGATTAATTAACGATTAAATAGCCAGTTGATAAACCGTAAGGCGAAAAGCCATTGACTCAAAGGCGACTGCCCGTATAATCCAACCCGCAACTGACTGCCAGCAGCGTTCTATGCTGCGGTAAATATCAAATGCGCCCTTAGCTCAGTTGGATAGAGCAACGGCCTTCTAAGCCGTAGGTCACAGGTTCGAGCCCTGTAGGGCGTACCATTAAAATCAATGAGTTACCCTCGAATTCCCCCTTAATTATCAGCTACCTTTTTCAAAAGTGCCAGATTAGTGACATTAAACCCCATTACCTCATCAATTTTACGCGCATGCTCAGTTAAATGGTTTGGCGACAAGTGGGCATATCGACGTACCATTTCTATGCTTTCCCATCCGCCCATTTCCTGAAGTGCTGATAGTGGGACTCCTGCTTGAACTAACCAGCTTGCCCAGGTATGCCGCAAATCATGGAAACGAAAGTCTGTTATCCCTGATCGCTTCAATCCAGTTCTCCATGCTGTATTATCATCAACACGCATTTTCCTGACCTCAGCAGTTTTTGTTCCATCTGCCCGGTGCCATGCCGAGGTGTGGACAAACACATATCTTGAGTGTCGGCCTATCTGCTCACGTAATACCTTGCATGACATATCATTCAGAGCCACGCCGATTGCCTTTCCCGCTTTAGCGTTCTCTGGGTGTATCCATGCAACTTTTCTTTGCATATCGATTTGCGACCATTCCAGATCCAGAATATTCGACCGCCGAAGTCCGGTGGCCAAGGCAAAGACCACCACGGGGCGGAAGTTTTCTGGCATACAATTGATCAAGGTTACAGCCTCATCTTTTGTCAGCCAGCGAATACGCTTGCTCTGTGGTTTTCTGGTCTTGATTACTGGTGCTTTAGCTAGCCACTTCCATTCGTCCGCCGCCGCTCGTAACAGACTGCGTATAAATGAAAGGTGCTGGCTTCTTGTTGCCGGTGAAACTTGCTTTTCCACATAGCCAGGGATTGGTTTTTTCTTCCTTAATGCCGCATCCCTTTTTGACTCCCAAATCTGCCTATGCTTCCTGTTCGGCATTTTGGACACCGCTTGCATAATCTTATCTTCGGTAATGCTGGATATTGGCATCCCAGAAAAATGACCAAGGAAAAATTCAATCTTCGTTCGGTCATCATCCAAAGAGCGCTTATGCTCTTTTTCTGTCAGCCAACGCAAGCATGTTTCATCAAAAGTGTGCTCAGCTATTTCGCCTAACTTATCAACTCGCCATGCTTCTGCTTTTAGCTGATCGAAGAGTTCCTGCGCCTGTTTCTTGTCTGCCGTACTAAGGCAGCGTCTAACTCTCTCCCCGTTCGAGCGAACGAAATCACAGTACCACTTACCGTACCTTTGTTTGAGCGCCATACAGATTCCTTATCTGTTTGGCCGTCTTCTGCATTCACGGCCTGATTGTGTTGGTTACTGTGGATATATTCAAGACATGCTGATTTCAGTATTTCAAAACTTCCGCCGCCATTAGCTCCGCTCTTTCCCGCTTTTAGTCGCTTATTTTTTATTAGTAAGCGGACGGTTCGCGGGGATTTTCGCAGGTAGGCGGCGGCCTGTGATAAGTCGAATAACTCATCATCAAGCCGGATATCATTCATAGCTGGCCTCTTATCTCTTTATCAATCTGACGGACGTAATAGCTCATGCTGCTTTACTCCCGGTTAATATTTCCTGCCCAATCGCTTTTAGCTCATCGCGCTTAACCCTGGTGAACATACAGCGAGGCTTAATGAATGGCCGCCAGATGAATAGCAGCGAACCTTTGTTGTTACCGTTGATTGGCTTGCCAGTATCAGAGCGAAGAAACGATATACGGCCATCAGTAATGAATCGCACCTCATCCACTGATTGCAGCGCCTGGCTAAACCAACCGACTGATGAATCGGCAGGCACAAGCATCACTACCGTTTGGAGTTGCTGCTTACATTGCTCGGTGGCCTTGGTTACCCAGGGTGAGATATCGGAGTAAGGTGGATTGCACCAGATAGCGCCGTAACTTTCCCATGCACTATTAAGTGCATCGTCTTGCTCGGTGAGGTATCGAGCGCACAGGGCGCTCTTATTGCTGGCTGCCGCATCCAGGTAAAAGCCAAACTCAATATCTAATGCGGTGAATATGTCGGCGGGTGTCATCCATAAATCTTTCAGGTTGTCCGGTGTGTTGCTGCCACCAAAGTCACTCATGCCGCCACCCCCTTTCTACGCTCATCAATCTCACAGTCATCCCTGCACCCGGCATCACAGAACAAGCCGCGCTCTATGGGCTGGCGACATTCTGAAAAATGGCAATGTCCGGTAAATGTCATTGTCGGCTTGCGATTAGCTATTCCGATTTTGATGTTGAGTTGCTCAAGTTTTTGAGCTTGGTCGATTTCGTCGCACATAGTGAGTCTCCAGATGGTGAAATCAGTTTCTGTGAGTCCGTTGTGGGGTTAGAACAAGTTAGCGATACACTTCGCTGCACATGAGCACAGCGTCGGGCCTGCGCTCTTTAATCAGCGTTGATATTTGTTGGCATTCGGATTGAGTAGGGTAGATATCGTCTGAAACCGGTAGGGCATCGCAACTACCGTTAAAGCAGGAACTTATGAGAAGAACAAAGCCGATTAGCATATTTCCTCACTTTCTGACCGCATATTCGATGCCACACAAGGACAGCGCCGCCATGGTTTTTTCGAGCGATATCATGGGGCCATAGTCCTCATAATTCGCTGGCGCTGGGAGTGTCACTAAACCCGATGGCTTGGCTGCTGTAAATAGCTCAGTGAAATCATCAACTCCCATTTCATTAGATTGCACGGCCCTGTCTTTGTCTGTAGTGACCACATCTTGGCCGCAAAATCTCCATCGCCATGCCACGGGCGGTAACGCCGCCAGCTCTGCTAGTTTCGCGTCACCTTTTCGCATATCATCACGTAATGCTTGTGCCGCTGCTGTCATTACATTGAGTTGACGACTTAAAGATAGGTTCTGCTCACGCAGTGATAGCAGTTGTCGTGCTATCTCCGCCTCTCGACCAACAGGGTAAAACTGCGTCATATTATTTTCGAAAGCGGTAATCAGGTACCGAAGCTGCTTGTCAGTTATCTCCGTTGGATATTTCAGCTTATCTTTACTCAGCATCTGCATTCCCCCAAACCAGATTGATTCCTTTTTTGGTCAATCGAACGCGATAATAAAGAGTCTTGTCGCGCTCATCGTTATTAACAAACTCAACAAAGCCCAGTCGAATTAGTGGTGGTATGCTTGGCGCGTTTACACGACGGGGTGCTGAATATGCGCGGTCAACTCGCATTTCATCACCTTTGCGACCATCGCCTCTCGCCAAGTAACCATTACCTATTCCCATTCGCCGTAACGTGTAGGTTTGGGTTTGAGATAGTTTCGGTTCATTCAGCATCTGCATTCCCCTTAATTCGCTTAGCCTTTTCCCAGCATCGATACGCTTCTTTGTCTAATCCAGCGGCGATAGATATCCCTTCGACTACTTCCGATTGGCTTCCAGTCCACTCCCCTGCGTGAAGAAAATCCGCAAGCGCTGAATAAACATTTCCACGGTCATTCCAGATTTTAGCCGTGAGTTTCTTTGGCATCTGCATTCCCCTCTACCAGCTCAATTAAACGTGGAGCACCATGGTTTGGATGAAACCCAAGAAATTTTTCAGCATGTTTTCTAGCCTCAATAGCTTCATGTATATTTTCGAAACTGCCAAGATGCTTCAGTTTGTTATTTACCCTTATGCTTGCGACCCATTTATTTCTTGATTTTCTCCAGCTTACACCCATTGCTCCGCTGCTATTTTTGGGTGGCATGCTTAGGTTTCGATGGTTTTGTAGATCGGTAACCAGCCTTAAATTTTCAATCTTATTGTTTAATCGGTTATGGTCGATGTGGTCTATTTGCATCCCGTAACTAATTTCACCGTTAAGCATTTCCCATATGACCCTATGCGCTAGGCGTCTTTTCCCAAAAATCATCAACTGCTGGTAACCATGACCGCCAATTGACCCAGCATTGGCACCAATTTTTGTTCTGTTTGATAGTTTTACTTTCCATCGTAACAATCCTTCATCTGGGTCATAGGTAAAATATTCATTCCAATTAATAAGTGGTTTATTACCTTTCATTCCTCCCACTCCTTAGGCTGGAAATTATCTCGTTTGCCGCTGATAACGCTGCTTCTGCTTTCTCGGCGCGATTCCATTGCAGACCAAGCTTCCTAATCTCTAGCGCATTTGATTCTGCCTGTGCCTCTGCCTTTTCTGCCCTTTCTCTAAGTGAGGAATTAACTACTTCCCCCTTTCTAATCGAAAGGTCTAGATGCTTATTCAGCACTATCGCTTCATCAAGCTCTTTCTGTGCCGCTTCCAGTTGTGCTATCAGTGCACTCAAATCCGAAACTGAGACCGTCACGTCGTCGGGGCCGATTAATTCGGCTAATGCCACCCTAGTTTTGAGACGCACAATGATTTGTTCGATGTTATTCATCAGTTGTTACCCCTCAGGCTTTCACGAAATTTCTTATGCCATTTTCTAGCGCGATTTTGTCTAGCCGATAGATTCCTTTCCATCCATACGTGAGGGTAATTAGCGCTAAAAACTAACCAGCCAAGATTACTTACTCGAAGCCTTCCGTTAGTGAACATGCCAAGCAGACGCTTAGCTTCACGATTTGATTTCATGTTCACCCCTCAGGCTGGCGGCGAACTTCGGCGCGGCGGAGAGCATAGAGCGGTACCCGGCCATGAATACCCCGCACGGCCCAGTTCCATTCAGCGATTCCTCATATGCTGTGGTGCATGCGTCTCTAAATGCGGTAGTTTGTTCGAGTGGGACAAAGCAAAGCTGGTACCCGTCCGGAGCCACAATACTCCTGGCTATATATTCATTAAGCGCCTGAGTTGTGGCACTCATTTCAGCTTTGATTATTTCTACTGCTTGGGCGTGGGTAATTAGTCCGGTCATGTTTTCATCAAACCAGCGTTGTAAATCACTAAGCATCATTTCTGGCGGGATAACTAACTCAGCATCATCAGCGATGCTCTCTAGCCAGCACTGAGCCTCATAGATATTAGTGCCGTGAATACAATGTAGGGCTGCTTGAATGGTCATAACAGCGCGATGCAACAACCATGAGTTTGAAAGTTCGCTGGCGGCTTTATCAGTAAGCACCGCATTCTCGCCAACCAGCTGCTGCACCCGTGCAATAGTGTCACCCGACACCGCGCCGGTAATACCCAAAGCCTCGGCAATAAGCGAACAAGTATTGAGCGCTGAATCACGCTCAGCTTTTAACGTTTCATAATCAGTATTTTCAGACATAACTGTTTCCTCAGCAGATTGCTGTAATGGGGTGGGGGATTAGGCTGCCAGTCCGTTGGCAGCAAGTGACAATTTCAGATTTGAGTTAATCCGCTCAGCAGTCCGTTGCGCTTTAAATGGGTTTCTAATGACTTCGTTGTAAGGGGTGAACCATCCGTGGTGCTTGCCTGAATAAACGAGGGTTATATTGCCAACAGTGATGTTGTCGTGATGGTGGGTCATTGATGCCTCACATTGGAACTTCTTCCATTTCAGCCTTGCGGATGCCGTAGATGTCGGTAGCCTTTTCGAGTTGGTCGTGGTGGACTGCAAGGACGCGTTTGGTGTACTTGAAGAACTTATCTAACTCTTCTACTGACTTGGCGTTGCTTGCTGCGCTGGTAAAATCAGCGAGCAGGACATCAGGCGAGCGCTCATCGACTTTTGTCGTCTCCAATTCACCCTCAATTGGTTCCGCTTTCTTGGTGTTGATCATCTTGTTCAGGTCGGCATTGGTGCGTGGCGTTACATCTCGCTCAGGCTTTGGCTTTCCGTCCAATTCATCAGTGGAGTAAACGCCGAGAATAACTTCGGGGCAGTACAGGCGTGACCAGCGCTTAACAGCGAGGTAGGCAAGTTGTTGCTTCGGGTCGCTGGCCCATAGGGTGGAATTTCGCACTTGGGCCTGAGAAAGTAATAAAGTCAGAACGCGCGGTTCATCCTCACCTTTCATCGTGGCCCAAACTCTAACCCCAAGCCCTTTCTCATCTTCCAGCGTCCAATCTGGCGCTATGTATTTCCCACCATTTTTTGATGGTTTCTCTGCAAACTTGCCGATCACGTTTTCCCATGGGCCAAACCAGTCATAGTGAATTCGGTCTTTGGTTGGGGCCATTGCGTAAATCACCGCGTTAACAAGCTGTGCTTCATAACCCAGGGTGCCGCTGACAACGTGAGTCTTTTGAGCAACAACGAATGGGTTCATGCCCCACTGAACAGCTTGCATTGCCACAGCCATACAGTCAGCTTTATTACCGGCGAGGTGAGACGGGATAGTTGATCGCCCGCTTGCCATAAGTGTTGCAAAGTTCTGAATTGCCATCAGGTTTTGAGGACTGAAAATCGCCACGTTTGCATTGGTAATGGCGGGTTCATTGCTGAGTTCGATGTTGGCGATGTCAGTCATTGTTCTTTTTCCTTGCCCATGCAGGGCGGTAAATGGTTTCTACACCGCCCCATTCGTTGCTGAGTCGGCATTCGTGATAGGTTTGCAGGTTCTTTCTGTAAAGGTCATGCCCTGCCGCCACATCATCAGCATCGAGCTGAAATACGCGGGTGGGGTATCGACCACAGTTAATGGTTTCGCTTACTGCTATAAACAGAAATGTCGGGTATTCGTTGAAGTGATTGAGATATCCATCCCGGTACATGGCATCCTGCACGTGATACCGAAACTCTTCGATGTGTCGCGAGAAGCGATCCATATCAGCCACTTTTTTCACATCCACTATGATTGGCTGACTGGTGAGAAACTTGTCCGGTCGGATCCGGCACAGTTCCGATGTTTCTTCATCCGTCCAATAGATTGAAGATTCGCAGTATCCTTCTGCCTCTAAAAAGTATCTTGCCGCTGGGTGGGCCATTGCACTCCCTTGCATCAGTTCCAGCTTCCGGTGCTGTTCAAAGTCCATTACTGTTTTCCCTGACTCTTCGCACTCTTTCAGAAAGTCCTTTTCTGCTGCCTTACCATCAGTTGTGCGCCGGTTAAACTCTGGCGCTTTGATGAATCGCTTATCGAACTCTTCAGGCTCAAGTAGCAGGCAGTGGAGTGCTGTCCCCATATCCAGCGCCTTGAGCTTTTCCGTGTCTACTGGCGCTGTTTTCTTCCACGTGAGTATTGCGGGGTTGATAGCCACATCATCCAGTTGCGACTTGCTTACCCCCGGCCCCGAGTGATAATCCTCGTTTGAAATGTCTTGATAGTGGCCCGGTTCCATCATCCAGCCTCCATTTCTTTCCGACACTCCCACAACTCGGCGTACTCTTGCATGATTCCCATGAGATTTTTCGTTAGAAAAACCTTCTGACTTCCAGGCATATCAGCGTTATTTATAATTCGCTTAAATCTTTCTTTTAGAGTGGAACGCCGGTTTTTATTGATTTTCGCGTTTCTGTAGTGAGATGGTATTGCCATTATGCCGCCTCCTCATGCCCGTCAATCATCATTGCTCGCTCGTACTTCGCTGCAATAAGCATTGAGTCCCATAAAAACTGAGATGCCATTTCTTGAAAGTCAGAGTTATTAAGCATTAAGTGAAGTGCCTTTTGGTTTAAGTCGCAGAATCCGACCTGTTTAAATAGCGCCTCAATGTGCTTAATTTTGATTTCGGTATTCAGCTCAGCGGTTCGCGCTTCCAGCGCTTTCTCATCGCGATAATCAAATCCTTTTGTGATTTTATCGAGCGCCATAATTTTGGTGACGTTCATAGCGGATTCCCCTTTGAGCGTAGAAATTCTACTATCTTGTCCAGTAAACTCTTGCGTGGTGGGGGAGTGAAGCTTGCTGATGTGAGGCGGTAGGCCGGTGAATGCTGAATTTTGGTCAAATAGTTAGTAGAGCATCCCGATGCGGGATACCCTGCAATGGCGTATTGCATAGGGATACCTTTTGATTAGTAGTGTTTAGCCCACAGCAAAACACCGACGATGATTTGTCAGGCTTACTCTGGGGATTGGTGGGGGTGGGGGGGGGTTATTCGGTTTCTTCTTCGTTCGTTGGTTCTACTACCTGACAATTTATAGCGCCGCATTCTTGGCACTCAGTGTGAGTTAGTGCTGAAAATGGCCCTTTCCAGATAACCGGGCCGCCACAATATTGACATTGCATATCTCACCCTCTCACCTTAATCATTGCGTCTGCTAGTTGATATGCACAAATAGCCATCTTGTCAGCCGAGCTTTCTGCGTCAGCTTCAAAATAACCAGCCGCCAGAGCAGACCACGCTACAGCAATCGCCTTGGCTGCAAAATAATCCCTGAGCGTCATGCCGGGGTCGCAATCCCCGCCAATGTCATTAAAAGGAAATGCCAATCCGCCTGTTTTAATTTCATCTGTCATACATCACCTCATCTAGTGGTCTTATTGCTGCCACCAATAAAGGTAAGTGGCAGGGTAAGGTCACTGGGGGCTAATTCCCATCAAGCTATTGGCCTTTTCTATTACAGAGACCGGCACGATATTGCAGGTAGGCGTCTTATCTTCTTCTGGGTAAAACTTGTCCGTCCACGGAAGTGCGGAAACCATCTTTTCACCGGATTTGAAGTGGGCCATAGCAGAGAGCAAATCACTTCTGAATTGGGTTATTGTTTTTACTGTGGACATCAACTTTTTAAGCGCCGCCTTATCAGATAGGTCGCTGGCGTAACATGAATAACTTTTTCCGTATACGCTATGACCGATACCAAAACGCCCTAACTCGCCTGAGCGAAGCTGCATTGCTGTTGATATAGCGCTAACGTCGATTCTGTCGTTGTATAAATCGATTTGGTCAGTTTTATCGCAGGCTTTCAAAACAATCGGGTCAACACCCTCAAACAATTCATTCTGGTATTTCTTATAAAGCTGTTGATACGCATCCTCTTTGAATGCTGCAAAAACCTTGTCGAAAGCTGCTTTATGTTTGTTGCGAGTTGCCATGTCGGCAATGTGATTCTTTATTTTTTGATTTAGCTTGTACGCCATCATTTATTCCTCATTTACCCGCCAATAAAAAAGGCCGCGTTATGCAGCCTTGAATCCTGTAACCTCAATCCGACATATCGGATAGGTATAAAGCTTGTTGTCCTGAACAATCTTCTGCGCAGCTTCCATGCTGTCAGCGCTGTCACAGAACTTAATGTTCTCGTAATACGCGCCGTCGTCGTTATCCGGCTTGCCAGCCAGAACAGTGAAACAAAGCTCCATTCTCTTACCCCTTAACTATGTGGTGGGCTTCTAAATAAGCGGTATGCTTTTACCGCGCATCTTCTGGCGAGCGTTGACTTGCTGGTCGTAGTTGCCACGAACTTTCAGATTGTCGCGCTGGCGTTTCTCTGATGCTTTCTCAGCCAGTGCCCCGTAAAACTCCGCCGCTTTCTCTATCTGTGCTCTGTATTCGAAGCTGATAGGCTTAATAGCGCTTTCTATGCGGCTGGCTGGCTTACGGTTCAATCGCAGAGTAGGGCGCTTAACTTCGCGTGACTCTGGTTCTACGATGCCGTGTCGTGCGTTGTATGCTGCTGTGAGAGCCGAGCGATTATCGTTACGGCGCTGTCTGGCGTTGTCATAACCTTGATGAGCCATGGTGTTACCTCCAGTTAATGAGCTTTGGTGATGCGGTGGTTCGCACCTTACGGGCCTCTGCGAATATCTATCCCGTCGCTTTTGGGCTATGCCGGAGCACCCACCGCATCCCAAAACTCATTCGCTTTGGTTGTTTTGCACTTTTCAGCGCTGTTATCTTAAAGAACACTTCCTGTCGTACTTTTGGCGTCCTGCCGTGTTGCTGGAATTAATAATCACATAATGTGTTTTTATAATCAACACGAAATGTGATTAATTTGGGTGTTATTTAATATTTACTTGAATTTTAAGGCTATTTAATTTGAAAATTATTCAGGTGCGAATAGTCTCACCTGACTATCAGGCGTGAAAAGTGTGAGGTAGATTGCGTTTAAAGCGGGTGGGGGGTGAGGTTGCTAGATTATAGGCACAAAAAACCCGGCGGTGGGCCGGGCTATGAGGATAGAATTTTAATTACTACTGCAGCAGCGATGCCAACAATCGATAATATTGATCCTATCGTCCAAATTATTTGCTTGTTTGAAGATGAAGATATCTTTGCATCAACATCACTTTTAGATGGTTTTGAATCAAGTGAACTTTTAATATCTACTAATGACTGAAGTATGATGGCTACATCACGTCTAGTCTCGTTTACGGGTGTAGTCAAGGCCCGATAATCTGTCTTTATTTCAGCAATATCACTCTTGATGCGGCCGACATCATTTTCAAGAACAGCTACACGTCTATCCATGTTATCGCCCCCACTTAAGGAAATTTCTCCGGTTCTAGTAGTTGATGATGACATCATTCTCGGATTTTCATCTGAAACACCAGCACATACAGCCATTATAATGGTTGCATCAGATTGTGCCACAGAAGTAAATTCTACGCCTATCAAAGATCCTGCTTCATTCGAATATGCGACGGATAATTTACCTTTTGTTTCAGTGTGGTTTATGTTTCCAGTTAAAGCTGTCATTCAGCTGTATCTTGTTCGTTTTTTTCAAAAATAGATTTTAGTGATTTGTAGAAGTTTTCTGCTTGTTCTTGACCAATTGTTATGGATGCGATCCTCCGTTTTTCCATTGCTGTGACAATGATTGAGCCAGAGTCATCAACACCAACTACTGGATAGCTATCCATGAAAATTAGAGTCATTGTTTCAGAACCGCGTTGTTTCATTCCTACGGTGACAATAGAATCAGCTTTTGCCTCTAGATAACCAGATGACTCAGGGATTTCTCTTGTACTAGCCACATCAAAAGTTGCTTCTACCTTCACAGCCCACTCCTTGTTAAATATATAAAATAATACTTCCAGATTCAGTGCTATGAGCCAGCAGGGGTTAGAGGCTTTCAGTCCACGCTGTATCTTTAACGACGCCGATAAACTTACAATCCCTCTCTACAGGTATTGTTTTGTAGTCGGTATTGAGCGGTACCAAATAAGGCTCCCCACTTTCTATAACAAACTTCTTAAAAGTCACGGAGTTTTCTTCCGTTAATTTCGCAATAACATAACTGCCAGGCTCATGTTCCGCTTTTGGGTCAACCAAAATCAGCATCCCTTTAGGGAAGGTTATTCCTTTATCGGATGTCATTGAGTCGCCATCAACCTCTAACCAAAACGAATCATCACTAACTCGTTTTGTTGTTTCTTCCCAATGTTCAATATCACGAATCTTTTCAGGCTCTATTGCCTCCTGCCACGGCCCAGCACTTACCTTTCCAACTACTGGGTATGACCGCTGCACGTAAACTTTATCTGATTCACTTCCAAACATTAGCTCGCCGGGGCTAATCCCTAGAGCAGACGCCAGCGTAACGGCGTCCTCTGCACTGATCTTTCTAGTGCCAAGTTCATAGTTTCCAACTCTAGATTGTGATTCCCAGCCACATTTCTCAGCTAATTCTCGCTGACTTAAGCCCAAGGCAGCTCTTGCTGCTTTTAGACGCTCTGCAATTTGGAGGTTGATATTTTTCATGACGTCCTTTTAACACATTGCGTGTTTTTCTTCTTTCACGATTCGTGTTTACAAGTAATCACAAATTGTGTTTAATAAGGCTATCTGTAACCACGAGGGACATTAGCAATGAATCAAATTGCTGAAGAACGAAAAAGGATTGGAGTAACCCAGGCTGATTTAGCCAACAAACTCCACTGGAGCCAGTCTCGCATTGGCAATTATGAATCAGGAACCCGAACGCCCGATCTTCACACAAGCAGAAAAATAGTTCAGGCACTTAATGAACTCGGCGGCAACTGCTCACTGGATAGTGTTTTCCCGCCAGAATCGAAAGCAGCTTAATTACCACCCGCTCATTAACTCATCTGCGCTGAAAAGCGCCCATTAAAACTAAGTCCCCAGATCATCGGGGAGGAATAACAACATCTAAACCACAAGGGAAGTATTACGCATGGAACGTGCAACCACACGCAACAAGGCTCGAATCATTGAGAGCCAACTACTGAACAAGATTGCATTACGAGGCGTCACTGACATTGCTGACGCTGTAGGCGTGGATAAGTCACAGATATCACGCTGGAAAGAAAGCTTCATTCCGAAGATATCAATGCTTTTAGCTGTATTGGAATGGGGAGTCGTCGATGACGAGATGGCGCGGCTGGCTAAGTCAGTGGCTTTGCTGCTCGTAAAACAAAAAGCCCCACGGCTAGGTGGGGACTCTGAACAGCAAATAACACTTAACTTCTGAGGTAATAATAATGCAAAACACTGGATCAGTAAACAGTGATAACGCAGTGAGCATGGAGGCCAAATGAATACAGCGGAGATACTTCAATTTCCCTCTGAATCAGGGGGGCAGGAGAAACGTGTGGCCGATACAGACGATGGGTTCACCCGTCTGGCAAACGAGCTGTACGAAGAGCTTATCGGCGCAAACCTGACAAGGAATCAGGCTAAGGTAGCTCATGCCGTTTGTCGCAAAACATACGGCTTCAACAAGAAGATGGATCGGATTGCTGATAGCCAGATAGCACTAATAACGCGCTTACCAAGACAGAAGGTGAATAAGGCTAAAAATGAGCTTATCGCCATGAAAGTTTTACTGAAAGAAGGGCAATTAATTGGGCCTAATAAGTCACTTTCTGAGTGGCAAATTCCAGAGTGTCACTTAAACAATGTCAGCGTCACTACGGTAGTGACAAAAGATGTCACTAAAACGGTGACAGCCCTGTCACTAAAACAGGGACACACAAAAGACACTATTACAAAAGACAATAAAGACATTAAAAAGATATTACCCAAGCCAAAGAAATCCCCATCCGAAAAGACGTCGAAATCTACTCAGCGACCAGCAGAATTTTCCCCATCAGAAGCTCATACGGAAATGGCATCTCAGATGGGCGTTAACCTGCAAAGCGAATTTGGGGCTTTTTGTGATTATCACGAGGCAAAAGGTTCAACGTTCAAAAACTGGGACGCAGCACTTCGCACATGGATTCGTAATTCCGCGAAATACAGTGGCCGGACTAAGGCTTATCAAAACAAGCCTGTTACTACCCCCGCCCGCGCTACCGCCGATAACTTTTCAGCCAAGAACTACGGCGTGACTGACGCGCCGGGCTGGATGGAGGAATGATTATGCTTAGTTACGCAGAAGAGATTACCAAGCTTGAAAGCTCTCTGGAAAACATCAAGAAGCCAGCGGCGGTTATCGAGGGAACGGTGTTTGAATATCGCCAAGCCGTTTGTGATACCCATGGGGAATTTCAGCAGGTTGTTCGCTCCATGAAAGCTTTAGGCAGCCTGCAAACAAAAACATCCTGCCCGTCCTGCCTGATGGAAAAGCTTCAGTCACTGAAAGAAAAACAGGCTGGTGAGGATGTCCGAGTTAAACAGGCAAACATCAAGCGACTGATGGTTGACCTGCAACTGCCAGACCGATTCGCCAGTGCCACATTGGAAAACTACCACCCCCAGAACGACGAGGCGGCTCGCTGTCTGCATGTCTGCAAAGCCTATGCGTCCAAGTGGAGAGAGCGCCTGAAGCAGGGTGGAGGCATGGTTATGACAGGGAAGCCGGGTACCGGTAAGAATCACCTTGCTCTGGCAATTGCAAAACACGTTATCACCGAACACCAAAGTTCAGCACTGTTCACTACGGCTCTACGGGTGGCCCGAAAATTCAAGTCATCATGGGGCAAGAACGCTGAAGTCACTGAGCAGGAAGTTATCGAGGGTTATACCGGCCCTGACCTGTTGATCATCGATGAGGTTGGTGTTCAGTTTGGTTCCGAGTCTGAAAAGTTAATTCTGTTTGAAATCATCAACACCCGCTACGAAAAAATGCGCCCAACTATCCTGATAAGCAACCTTCCGAAAGACGAACTAAGCGCCTTCATCGGTGAGCGAGTGATTGATCGGATGAATGATGGTGGCGGTTGTACGCTGGCGTTTACGTGGGATAGCTACCGGTCGAGGGCTGCATGATGGACATAACTAAACAGCGGGAAGAGTTTCACCAATGGCTTGACCGAAAACCCTTGTGGGTAGCCAGTCAAGGCCAGGTCATGCCTCACGCGAGTGAGGACTTTTGTTTAGCTTTGACCATTTCAGGAAGGGTGAATGAATAGATAAGAAATACTTCCGTGAATCCAATCATCTCTTCGGTCTCATCTTTAGTGAATATCTCATCAGAATGAACTGCGCCATTTGAGTCAATTCTGACAATGTGAGCCCAATCCTTCATTTGCTCGGTAATTTTTCCCTTTCCGTGCAGCATCGATATACGCTGTGATAATTGCTCTTTGTTTGATTCTTCACCAAGAATTTCTCTTGTTGCAATATCAATAACTTTTCTGCAAAGCATTACTGATGTCTCGTAATTTCCCCTATGTAGATTTTCTTTTGCTTCTACGAAAAACTTTGATGCTCTTTCAGGACAATTATCGGGTGCAACATGTGTTGCAGCTTGTGGGAAATAATCTAAAAGCCTAAATCGTTGGCTGTGAGGTATAGAATCATCACTGTTTTGTCGCACGTATTCCATCGGGTTTTCAGTATATACAGAGATAACATTCGCCGAGATTGGATTTCCACAGCTACGACAAAGAAAGCTAACGCAATACTCATTTTTAGTTTTTAAAACTTGGCCAAATGCCGTAAGGACTGCTTTCTCCCTTAAGCAGTGAGGGCAAGTTATATCAAGCGTGAGGATACCCATGAATATTCCCTATTTATCAGATGAAATACAAAGGATGCTGCAAAGTGCAGGCAGACCAGAGTTTAACCTGATGCAACGATATGAAACATCAAGCGATGAGCAAAAATTGATTTTTGTTTGTGCTTTGATAGGAAAATTAATTGAGCAAGACAGAATACTGCAAGCAGGCACCCTCCGCACTGCCGGTATTCGAATCAAGGGAGAGAGTGAATGAGTATCAGTGAGCCAAAAATAGGGGAGCTGGTAACTTTAAAATCCGGTGGCCCGACAATGACGATAAAAAATATAGGCTACACAAAACAAAGTAGCTGTGAATTGACCTGCGTCTGGTTCACAAAAGATGAGCAATTAAATGAAGGCGCGTTCAGGTCTGAAATAATCGAGAGAGTAAAACCATGAGCAAATCAATCGAAGCACTAATTTTCGCTCTAAAAGAAGCGGCCCACGAAGAAATCATGCTCCGTGAATCCGGCGACACATCAGACAATTGGCAAGACGAGGCATCACCTGAGAATGTGCTGTTGTTGATAGCGGAAGTTGAGCGATTGAACTCTCCGGAGATACGCAAACTTATTTTAAGCGAAGTCAGTGATTTTTGTGCCGGTCTTGGTCAACCGGGTGAGCCTGAGTTACCGGAAGATATTCAGCAAGCGCTGATGAATCGGATTGAATTAGTTTTCAATAATTGCGGATGAAACCATGCAAATCGATATGGTCAAGAATGCCGGTGGCGTTTTTGTTCCAGCGTTCGATCATGACTTACCCAGGTTAACCAAGTTCAAAAACGGCGAGATGTACACCGCCGACATTAAGCTAACTCGAAACCCCGCATTTCACCGAAAGATGTTTGCCTTCTTCAACTTCTGCTTTGCTCACTGGGCAGCAGAGAGCGCCGGTTATGAATTCACAGACGAATATACCCAGAAAAAAGAATTCAGGAACAACCTGACTATTTTGGCTGGATTTTTTGACGTCGTGACAACAATCAAAGGCGAAACGAAGGTGAGGGCAAAGAGCTTGGCTTACGCGAACATGGAGCCTGACGAGTTCGAGCGCTGCTACAACGCAATGGTAAACGCCGCAATAAAACACCTGTTCGGTCGCACGACTGACCAGAACATTATCAACCAACTGTACAGTTACTTCTAAACCCCCAATCCCCGCCAGCGAAATACCCACATATGACGCTATCTATCCGTTATTAGCTAAACGCTGGCTAAGACTCAGGAGTAGAAAGAATGCCTGATATTTACCAAAAGATTAACGGGGCCGATTACCGACGAATATTTGTCGTTGGTGACATTCACGGCTGCCTGAATAAGCTCAATGAAAAATTACTCTCAGTTGATTTCGATGAGAGCAAGGATTTACTGATATCCGTAGGCGACCTGATTGACCGCGGTGAGCAGAACGTCGAATGCCTCGACCTGATAACGCAGCCTTGGTTTCGTGCGGTTCGTGGCAACCATGAGCAAATGGCGATTGATGCCCTAGCTGGAAAATATGGAATGGCTGACTGCTGGGTAGCTAACGGCGGGATGTGGTTCTTCTGTCTCGACCCCGACCAGAAATTACTGGCAACTAGCCTGATTAAAAAGGCTGCCGACTTGCCACTGGTGATTGAAATAGAAACCGATAGAGGTAAATACGTCATAGCCCATGCTGATTATCCCGACGATGAATATCAGTACGGAAAGCCGGTTAACGAGCAGCATGTTATTTGGAATCGTGAGCGGGTGAGTCACGCGATGGATGGTGAAGGGGAGGAAATAAGTGGGGCCAAGCAATTCATATTCGGCCACACACCGATGAGTAAAGCCAGCCAGTTTAAAAACCAACTCTACATCGACACTGGTGCAGTCTTTGGGCGTGAGCTGACGATGATCCAGATCCAGGGGGAATAGCCATGCTTGAACTACAGCGCTCCGTCTGCGCGTTCTGCCGGGCCACACTTAAGCCTGATGAAACATACAGCTGTGACCAATGCGAACGTGAAAACGCTTCAATAGAAATGCTGGAGGAAGCCGATGATAACCGGCAAACCGAATAAGCCGCCCAAGCTAAAGAAGTGCAAAGTCTGCCCCACCAAGTTCACCCCTCGAAACTCCCTCCAAATAGTCTGCTGTGGTCACTGTGCCTACCTCTACCAAAAGCAGCAATCTGAAAAGAAAGCGGCTGATAAGGCATTGGAAGAAAGAAAGGCATGGCGAGAGCGCAAGGCTAAGTTGAAGCCGCTCAAGCACTGGGAGGACATGACGCAGCGCGCGGTGAATGACTACATACGAGAGCGGGACAGGGACGAGCCATGTATTAGCTGCGGGACATGGGAAACCGTTCAGTGGGAAGCGGGCCACTACCGCTCAAGGGGGGCAGCGTCACACCTCCGCTACAACGAGGATAATATTTCCAAGCAATGTCACCGGTGCAATGCCGAGCTATCCAGTAACGCCATCCCGTACCGTGCCGCACTAATACTAAAAATCGGCACTCAGCGCGTTGAGGAGCTCGAAAGCAACAACACTCCACACCGATACACCCGCGAAGAACTCGACAGCATCAGAGCGCTGTACAGAGCGAAATTGCGTGAGCTTAAAAAACTTCAGGAGGCAGCTTAATGTTCACTGATATCAATTCAGCAATCGAAGAAGCCAGATTTATGAAAGCGACTACTGGCCATTGTCACGCAGTCATTCAGCGGCCCGGAGGAATAATGCATGTTAGAAAAGGGTGGGGCAAAGGAATGCAGACGCTCTACACGACTAAGCAAGACAGGTTTGGCACTGTTAACACTGACGAGCAGAGGGCAGCATGAGACTGGAATCAATAACGAAACACTTCTTCGCTAAATCCACATTAATCAGCGACTCTCCACGGGCAACGGCTTCTGATTCACTTACCGGCACCGACATAATGGCAGCTTTAGGGTTGGCAGACCTTAAAAGCGGCTTCGGGCTGGAATTGTTCTTGGCAAAGCAGGGGATCAGTAATCCGCATCGCGCCGTGGAAAGTCTTACTCAATATGCGCTGAAAGAATCCGTTAAGTACAAAGCAATCTCAAAGCTCGATAAGAATATTAAACAAAGCGTCGTGCAAACACTCGCAAGATATGCGTTTGCTGATTATGCGCGAAGTGCTGCCAGTGTTCGCGAATGTGAATGCTGCAAGGGTGAGGGATTCATAGAGGCTGATGTTTTCACAATGAAAAGCCACTACACGATGGAGCTACCTGAGTGGGCTAAAGCCCTTGGCCAGAGCCCGAGTGATTTCGAGGTGAAGCGAAAGGTGCCAGAGGTGGTGCGACTGCTCTGCAAAGCATGCGGGGGGAAGAAGGTTGTTAGTAATGCATGCCGGTGCCACGGAAAAGGGAAAGTACTGGATCAGGAGCAAACAGAACTCCAGGGTGTTCCAGTGAAGAAGGATTGTGATAAGTGTTCTGGGCGCGGCTATGCAAGGTTGCCAGCAGAAATGGTAAGGGTGTTCATTTGCGAGAACATCACTGAAATTACCCAGCCAACATGGTCACGTAACTTCAAGCCATTCTATGAAATGCTGATAACTAAATGCCATCAAGAGGAGGATTTAGCAGATTCAGAACTACAAAAGGTCATAAAAGGAGAAAATATTGCTGCATAAATTCTAATATAAAGAAAACATCCATTGTGTTATTGAATGGAATGGACTAATCTGACTCTAACGATGGGTTACTGCATTCGTTCAGAGATAAAAAGACTCAAGGCCCAGCCCTAACCGGTTGGGCTTTTTGCATTCTACATTCGCATGGGTACTGGATTGGTTAATCCAATCGTTGTGAAACAGTATCCAGCCGAATGTGGTGAAGCGGTTAAATCCAACACTCGCCAAGGCGAGCATCACATACCAACTTTTAAGGCTGCCAATTTGGTGGCCTTTTTGCATTTAGCCCGCCGCCAGCGCCAATCACCCTCAAACAAACTCCGTGTCTGAATGGATCACGGCGGCAGGGCTATTCCCCAAACAGCAAATACACGCCCAGGCCAACTGGCAGGGGGAGACTATGAGAATGGATAAATATTCAAGCGGCTCATCCTACTGGTTCGGCGGCATAACCACGATGCTCGGTGCGCTGTCATTAAACGAGTGGGCGCTTGTCATTGGTATCGCCTGTACTGTCGGAACGTTCGGGGTGAATTGGTACTACAAGCGCAAAGAATATCAGCTACGGGAGCGGTCAAATGTCACCAGCTCTCCGCAATAAGATAATTGGCGTATCGGCTGCCGGGGCATTGGCAATTGCCGGAGCATTGCTTGGCGGTGACGATGGGTTAGAGGGCCGCAAGCATGTGGCTTACTACGATGTCGTGAATGTTCTGACTGTATGCGATGGGCATACGGGTAAAGACATTATCCCCGGCAAGAAATACTCTGACGCTGAATGCGATGCTTTATTGCAGAAAGACCTGGCACCCGTACAGCGCACTGTCGATACCGCGGTAAAAGCCCCCCTGAGCAAATACCAGAAAGCCGCCTTATATTCATTTACCTATAACGTAGGCCAGAGCGCATTCACTAAATCCACTCTGCTTAAAAAGCTCAACACAGGCGACATCAAAGGCGCTTGCGATGAATTACGCCGCTGGATATATGCCGGCGGCAAGCCGTGGAAGGGATTACAGAACCGACGCGAGATAGAGAGGGAATTATGTTTGGCGGGTTAAAGAACATATTCACTTATCTTCCGGCGCTATTACTCATCGTTCTGGCTGGCTTATCGCTTCACTTCTACAACGAAGCTGACGAGTGGCGCGACAAGGCGGATGCAGCCGCCAAAGAGCGCGACGAGGCCCGGTTCATTCTCACCAACCAGATCCGCATGGTTAACATCATCAACGATATCGCCAAGGCCAACGAAGATGCAAAAAAACAGATCACATTGGACTCACAGAGAACCAAGGCTGGCATCAAGAGCGATATTGCGAATGATGATTGCACTAATCGGCTTGTGCCTGTTGGCGCAATTGACCGGCTGCGTGCGCACTCAGACAAAATACGTGACCGTCCCGCCAGTGCCGATCCCAAGCAGCTTACTTTCTGACTGCCTGCCGCCCGACATCCCCAACGCGATGACATGGGGCCAGAGCCTTGAACTGAATGAAGACTTACTTACGGTGATAGAGCAGTGCAACGCAGATAAGGCGAGCATTCGCAAGATTGAGGAGAGTAGAAATGGGCCTTAATTTACCCGGCACAGGAACATTCATTTTTCTTGGCTGCATCTGTGCTGTTGTTGGCTGGGGAATGATTGAATTCATTCTTTGGATGTTCAGTTTCATTCACATCAGCATTGCTTGAAATAAAGGAGTGAGCATGAAGGATGCCTTCTGGTTTGGCGCTGTTATAGGCTTTGCTTGTGGCTTAGCCCTATCGAGCGCCATTGTTCACGGACTTATCCCCGGCGTAACCATGGGGTAGGGATGGTGGTCATTTCTTGCTGACGGGTAAGCCGTAAGTGGTGTAGCAACTCTGTGAAGACGTGGCAAAGCTGCGCTTGTCGCAATTTTAGTACAACACACATATCACCTGACGTTTTATAGCGGCAGGTCGAACAAGAGGGCTCGACTTAGGTCGGGCTTTTTTTATGCAGTAAATCTAACGCCACGCCCGGCGTAACCAACCATAGATCCTGTTTGGAAATGAGCCTCAGAGGAATGCCGGTATAGCTGGTGAGCTTCTATGGGCTGTCATTTCTGGGCACTGAGGGTCATTTCCAAAAGGAATACACAATGAAACACCTGATTAAACTCATCAAAGGCACTCCAGTAGTTAATACCGATATTGTGGCCGCAGAGTTTGGCCGTGAACACTTTCGCGTCATGACTAGCATTGAGTCACTGGCCGCTTCAGGGCATTTAGGAGCCTCCGATTTCAGAGCCTCCTCATATATCAGCAAGCAGAACAAGGAAATTCCTTGCTATGAACTTACCGAGCGCGGGTTCCTAATTGCGATGCCATTTATTGGTGGAGAAAAGGCAAGGGATGGGCAGGTTAAGCTGGTTGATGGCTTCATTCAGTATCGTGAAAAGGCCAAGCGAGAAGCAGCTATTCAAGCAGAGCGGGATTTAGCCAGAGTTGAATATCGGCCAATGACCAATGCGATCAAGATCAGCAAAGAAGCGGAAGGGAAAGAGGCCGAACATTATCACTTCAGTAATGAAGCTAACCTGATAAACCGTATTGTGCTTGGCGCAACTTCTGCGAAGTTCAGGAAAGAGAATGAAATCGGAAAGGCCGAGGCGATTCGGGACTATCTGACCGCTGAGCAAATCCGGGCCATTACCGAACTTCAACGGGCAGACACGGTATTCATCAACATGGGATGGGACTTTGAAAGGCGTAAAGCTGAATTGACTACGATGTTTGAGCGAAACCACAAGACGCCGCTAATCGAAGAACAACACCGGCTGGCGGCCTAATAGCTAAATGGGCTTTCAAAACCTATTTAAATTGAGAGCCACTTTCACAACGGCTCTCAGTAGATACCCAATAACAGACAATCTATGCAATTATAAGGAACGATTTAAGCTCAAGGTTGCAAGGTATGGCAAAGTTCATAAGGGACTACAAAGGGGCGTTTAGACGCAATGGGTATATCGGACTCGGGATAAGAGAATGGATATTCTTCACGCTGAAAAGTGCGCTGCTTTTTTTGGTACTTATTCTTGCTTTCACCGCTCTACAGTACGCCGCTATTTTCGGGACTCCTTTGTTTGACTATTTAACGGTTCCCGGTATTCGCATTTCCAGTATCTGCGGGATCCTCGCATCACTGATAGTGAGCTTCGGACCAAGTGTGTTGTACAGCATTAGATACTGCGTCAGGTAATCATCACAAGCCGCCTCCGAGCGGTTTTTTATTGTCCGCTGACAATACTATTTACGAGTCGGCTAGATAATGTTCATTTGTAGAAAATACCAACAGCCCATCCAAAGATAGTTTCATATATCGGGTTATGATAAATGCTGTCTGTAGTATTCAGGACTTCAGCCATTGATTCGATAGTGGATTGATTTTCAATAATTCCAATGGTAGCGGGAGTCTCTTCATCCTCATCAATCCATTCAAAAAGAATGATGGGTCTACCTTTCAAAACTGCATCAGAAACGACGATGTAAGAATTGTACATCTCGAATTTAATCTTGTATGGGCTGAGAATGAAGTGTCGAACAGGGCATAAATACAGAGAATCATCTTTATTAAGTGCTGTTTCCCAATCAAAAGTACCCATTAATCAACTCCCATCCATTATTTTGATGAGTAATATCTCGTATCTAATCGCATAAACCAAGGAATAACTAATGACCAAACCAGATTGGGAGGCCATCGAATCGGCGTACCGAGCTGGCTTGATGTCCCTGCGAGAAATAGCCTCACAACATAGCATCAGTGAAGGTGCTATTCGCAAGCGTGCAAAGCGTGATGACTGGTCGCGTGACCTATCTGCAAAGATAAAAGAACGCGCTGAGGATTTGGTACGCAAAGAAGAGGTACGCAAACAGGTACGCGCTGAAACGACACTGACTGAGCGCGTACTCATAGAAGCTAGCGCCGAGGTAATTGCCAATGTCCGCATGGAGCATCGTGGTGACATTCGTCGGGCCAGAGAGATAACCAACGCCCTGCTTGATGAATTAGGCACTGAGTGCGCTGATGTCCCCGCTTTGGAGAAGCTCGGTGAGCTGATGCTTGATCCTGATGAAAAAGGACAAGATAGATTGAATGAAATCTATCAGAAAATAATCAGCATGCCGGAGCGCGTAAAGTCGGTTAAAGCACTTAGCGATGCCTTGAAGAATCTAATCAGTCTTGAGCGTCAAGCATACAATCTTGATGAAGCTGCAAAAGACCCTGATGACCAATTCAAGAAAGACATCAACACGACGGATATTGCGCGCCGTCTTGCATTTATCTTAACGCAATCAACGCGGGAGCAACAAAATGCCTGATATTTTAGTTTCATTGCACGGTAAGCGATTGGGCATTACAGCGCCCGACTCAAACGGCAAGTGCTCGCTTGTTCTTGACGGCGAGGTAATCGCCGGGGTTGGCGTCACGCTAACCATTCCTGCACCAACTGCATCTGTTCGTGGTGGCGTATTGCAACAGTCAGCGATTACTCCGTTGACTGATTCATCTGGCGGCACATCCGGCGGCAACACTGTAGCCGCCGTCCCAGCTGCGACTGCGGCCACAACAGACACTTCAGCCGCTTCATTAACATCAGTTAACTCCGCTCTCACTGCAATTAAAAATGATATCGCTACATTAGCAGCTAAACAGAACGCGACTATCGCATCAGATAAAAGCGCTGGCGTTACTGCATAGTTTTATCCCTCCGAGGTATCCATGTCTACAATCTCATTCGACGATGTACTCAATCGCCTTACCGGGCTATCGCCTGAATCTTTAGAGCAGGTAGCCAAAGAGGTGATGAGCGCGACGGGGGATCAGATATGGATACCCAATCCCGGCCCTCAAACTGATGCTTATTATTGTGAGGCTGACGAACTATTCTACGGCGGACAGGCTGGCGGTGGTAAGTCAGCTCTGGTTAATGGGCTGGCCGTTACTCAGCACGAGAGAACGTTAATACTACGGCGCATTCGTGAGGATGCAAAGAAGCTGGCTGAAGCTGAGTTAATCGGCAAACTATTTGATGGTAGTCGTGATGGCTGGAATGGTTCAGACCTTATATGGCGCAAAGATAAGCAGCTAGTTCAGTTTGGTGGCTGCGAGCTTGAAACGGACAAGCAGCGTTACAAAGGTGATCCGCACGACCTGATTTGCTTTGATGAAATTACCGACTTTCTCGAAACTCAGTATGAGTTCATCACTATCTGGAACCGGTCAACAACAAAGGGACAGCGATGCAGAGTTGTTTGCACCGGCAATCCTCCGACCTCAGCATCAGGGTTATGGGTAATAAAACGCTGGGGCGCATGGCTTGACCCATCCCACCCTAACCCAGCTAAGCCAGGTGAATTGCGCTGGTACATCCGCAATGAAGTTGATGAAGAGGTGGAAGTTGACGGGAGAGGGCCACACGGCAATGCGCCAGATGGTTCTCCGGTATTTGCAAAGTCACGAACATTCATCCCGGCAAAGCTCAGTGACAACCCTGATTTAGCAGCCGATGGTGAGTATTCGCGAATTCTTAACTCATTACCCAAAGAATTGCGCGATGCATATCGTGATGGTCACTTTGCAGCATCGCTGCAAGACGAGGCATTCCAATGTATCCCTACAGCATGGGTTAAAGCCGCAATGTCACGTTGGAAGCCTCAGCCGCCAGTGGGTGTAAATATGAGTGCTATCGGTGTTGACGTTGCACAAGGCGGAAAAGATAACACGGTATTGGCCGCTCGCTATGGCTCGTGGTTCGACAAAACTCAATCAGTGCCAGGGAAAGAAACTCCTGGCGGTTCTGATGTGGCGGGACTTGTCATTTCTAAGCGCCGCAACAATGCCAAGGTAATTATTGATATTGGCGGAGGTTGGGGTGGCGATGCTTACGGACATCTTCGTGAGAATGGGGTTGATGCGGCCTCTTATATGGGCATCAAGGCATCACACAAGCGAACATCTGACAAGCTTCTATCATTCGCAAATATTCGTACGCAGGCCTACTGGCAATTCAGGGAGGCATTAAACCCTGACCAGCCGGGCGGTTCTGACATTTCTCTCCCTGACGATCCCAAACTTCTCTCTGACCTAACAGCCCCAACTTATGAAGTTAAGCGTGGCGCTGGCGGCGGCGTTATTCATCTCGAAGCAAAAGACAAATTATGCAATAGGCTTGGGCGGTCACCCGATGATGGCGACGCGGTTGTGATGGCTTGGTCTGACGGAGAGAAGCAAGAAAATGTCAGAGGTGGCTATAAGGTCAGGATTGGCACAGCACCAAAGGTTAATTTAGGTCACTCATCAACTAAGAGGAAACGGTAATGGGCGGGATTGGGAAGTTTTTCTCCAGCGCACTTAGTTCAATTTTAAAGCCTGTTGGCGACATCCTCGGCGGTGGCTCAGCAGATACAACAATCATTCAGCCAGCGGCAGATGAAACAATGCCAACGGAAGATACTGATGCGGTCACCCGCGCACGGCGACGCAAAACAGCGGAGCAGCAACAGAGAAGCGGGCGAACCAGCACAATTTTAAGCGGCGGCAGTGACAAGTTAGGTGGATAAATGGAAGCACGCGCTCAGCAATTAATTAAACAGGGTGATCACCTGTTCGGCAAAAAGTCACCGATTCTCAATTTGTGGCAGGAAATAGCAGAACAGTTCTACCCGGAGCGCGCCGACTTCACTGTTTGCCGTTCGCTTGGTACTGAATTTGCAGATCACCTCATGACATCTTACCCGGTTATGGCTCGCCGTGATTTGGGTAACTCATTTGCATCAATGCTTCGTCGTGATAAGTGGTTCAATTTGAACACTGGCGATGATGACTCAAACGATCACTCGGCTAAAGTGTGGCTTGAATGGGCCAGAGATGTACAGTTCAAGGCGATGTATGACCGCCGCACTCAGTTTGTGCGAGCGACTAAGGAAGCCGATCATGACTATGCAGCATTTGGCCAGTGCGCTATCAGTGTTGAGCTAAACAAGAATGCAGACGGATTGCTTTACCGCTGTTGGCACCTGCGTGATTTGGCTTGGGCTGAAAACTCAGAAGGCATTATCGATACAGTACATCGCAAGTGGAAGCCAACAGCCAGAGACCTCAAAGCCACATTTGGGGATAAGGTTCACGCGAAAGTAAATTCCTCATTTGATAAAGAGCCTTACCGGGAATTCGAATGCCGTCACATTGTCGTGCCATCTGAAGAGTACGGCGACAAAAACGCAGCTCCCTATATCTCAGTTTACATTGACGTAGAGAATCAGCATGTCATGGAAGAGGTGCCAATATTTCACCGGATGTATGTTATACCGAGATGGCAGACTGTTGCTGGCTCTCAATATGCCTACTCCCCTGCGACCATAGTTGCATTGCCTGATGCACGGCTAATTCAGTCAATCAGCCGTGTTTTGCTTGAGGCCGGAGAGAAAGCAGTTGATCCACCGATGGTGGCCAACCGCGAAGTATTCCGCGATGACTTTAACTTGATGGCTGGAGGGATCACCTGGGCAGATATTGAGATGGATACTGATATTCGCAACGTGATTGCGGAGTTTGGCAAGAACACATCACTGCCAGCAGGCATAAACATACGCGATGATGTGCGCGAGATGATTTCTCAAGCGTTCTATCTTGATAAGCTAACGTTGCCATCAGTTCGCGAGATGACAGCATATGAAGTCAGTCAGCGCGTTCAAGAGTATATCCGTCAAGCCCTGCCAATCTTTGCGCCAATCGAATATGAATACAGTGGCGACCTGTGCGAAATGTCATTCGATATTCTCATGCGCGGCGGTGCGTTCGGCTCTCCGATGGATATACCGGAATCACTTCGTGGGCAAGAGGTTAAGTTCACTTTCCAGAGTCCATTACAAGACGCTATCGGCAAAGAGAAGCAAGGGTTACTCCAGAACGCAGCCCAGATGCTTGGTGTTGCCGCGCAGATTGACCCAACCGTTATTGCTGATGTGGATATCCGTGTTGCGTTCCGTGATGCAATGGATGGATTCGGTGTTCCGGCTAAATGGATGCGCAGCGAAGATGATGCTAACCAGTTAATTCAGCAGCAAGCGCAGCAAGAGCAAGCTCAGGCGGCTGTTGATGATGTACAGCAAGGGGCTAGCGTGATGCAGAATGTTGCAGCAGCGGCACAGGCAGCGGAGGCTATTGGATGACGATACCACCCCCATATGAGCCTTATCCGTGGGCAGATAACCTCCCATTTGTTTATGCGCTCAAAGCACTTCACGAGGGTTCCGCAACAGATGCCCAGCAGAAACTAATCACTAAAGAGTTGATGACGCTAACCGGTTATTACGATCTGAGTTATCGACCTAACAGTGATAGAGACACGGCATTTGCGGAGGGTAAGCGGCATATTGGCGCATCCATCGTGAAGATAATTAACTTACCGGCTGCCGTGATTGAACAATCAAAGCAGAGAAAAAACAAAAAATGACCCGCTCCGGCGGGTTTTTTATTGAGGCTTATACATGAATCTCTTAATGAACCAATTTCCATTTCGCGGCTACTGTAATGAATTAAACACGGATGGTGGTGAGGGTAGCGGTGGCAATGCACCAGAAGTTACTGTCGATGCTACGGCACCAGTTACCACCACTGAGAACACGCCTCAGCCAAGCACATTAAACGCTCCAGATAAAGCAGCTCCGGCGGTAGTGGCAGAATTTCCTGAAGACTGGCGCGACAAGCTAGCCGGTGATGACCAAAAATACCGTAAACAGTTAGAGCGCTACGCGTCACCTCAAGCGCTGGCAAAGGCCCACAAAGAGCTACAGAGCAAAGTTAGCTCAGGCGAGTTACTGAAAGCAGCGAAGTTGCCAGAAAACCCAACTCCAGAAGAGCTGACAGCGTGGCGTAAGGATAACGATGTTCCCGAAAAGGCGGCTGATTACCTAAGTGGTATGCCATCCGGTGTCATTATTGGTGATGAAGATAAAGAGCGAGTTAACTCTTTTATCGAAACCATGCACGGGAAAAATGTTTCCAAGGACGTTGTTCAGGCTGCTATCGAGTGGAACCAGAGCAAGATTGAAACAGAGCGGCAAGAGATTTACGACCGCAATGCCGATCTGCAAGAGCAGACAGAGGAAGCCCTGCGTGCGGAGTGGGGGCCAGAGTTCAAGAGAAATATCAATCTTGTGAATGGCGTCATTGCTACGTTGCCAGAAGCAGCTCGTGATGTATTTGCTGGGGCCAAAGCGCTTGATGGTACCGCGCTATTCAACAATCCAGACATCATGCGCTGGATGGTTGATATGGCTCGCAAGGTTAACCCGGTTGGCACAGTAGTTACCGGCGCAACAAACATCAGCGCAGTAGATTCAGAACTTGAGCAGATTGAAAAGGTTATGAAAGACAACCGTTCTGCTTACAACAAAGACGCAAAAATGCAGGATCGCTATATGCAACTCCTGGAAGCAAAAGAGCGCTTCAACTCCTAATACCAATCTTTTACACCAACGCGTAAAACGGCCCCATTCCCCAGTCAATCGGCCCCCATTCACTTGGGACACCCCACTATTGCCTGAAGAAAGGACACCCCGTCGGAGCGACATATAACCCGATGAGGAAATTAAAATGGCGAATACCGCTTTCCAAACGATGTACCGCAATGAGTTTATTGCTGGTTTTGAACAGAGCCAATCACTGGTTCGACAGACTGTAACAACTGAAGGTGTTGTTAAGGGCAATCAGATTGTGTTCTTAGTTGCCGACTCTGGCGGTGCTGAGGCTGTCACTCGTGGTGTCAATGGCATGATCCCCGCTCGTGGCGACAACCTGAATCAACCGATTGCAACCTTGGTTGAATGGCATGACTTGGTTCGCAAGACGAACTACAACGTCTTTGCAAGCCAAGGTGACCAGCGAGCAATTATGCAGGGCACCACAATGGCAGTGCTTAACCGCAAGATTGACCAAGACATCATTGGCGAATTGACGGCGGCTACTCAAACAACCGGTGCAACTGCCGTGATGTCACTGGCTTTAGCCATGAAAGCCAAAGTTATTCTTGGTAATAACGAGGTTCCGGCCGACAACCAGTTATTTGCACTGATCACCCCAGCTGCTGAAGCGTACCTGATGCAGACTAAAGAGTTTGGCTCTGTTGATTACGTGAATAACAAACCGTTCACTGTTTCTGATAGCTCATTGAAGTCATTCACTTGGGCTGGTGTTAACTGGATCGTCCATCCAAACCTGCCGGGTAAAGGCACAAACGCCGAGACCTGCTTCCTGTATCACCGCAATGCAATTGGTCACGGCATGGATATTAAAGGCCTGCAAACTCCAGTCGGTTACGACGAGGAGCAGGATTATTCATGGGCGCGAGCCACTGCGTACATGGGCGGCAAACTTTTGCAAAACAAAGGTGTTGTCAAAATCATTCATGATGGTTCTGCATTCGCATAACAGGAGATAAACATGGCTTATTCAACCACTAACCCACCCGCGTTGCTGCAAGACCGTATTATGGGCGGCGGAGCTGTGTGGTCTTATATCTCAGCAGACGCGCGAGCCACAGTTGTTGGGGCTGGTTACTTTACTAACGGTAAAAAGCTAGGCATGAAGCTTGGCGATGTTGTCAATGCCGTAGTTGATACCACAGGTGTACTAACTGCCGCATCAGTAACCGCGGTCAATGCTTCAACCGGCGCAGTGACAATTACCGCCTTAGCTTAACTAATTTCACCGGGGCAGAAATGCCCCTTCAAAAGGCTCATATGAAAATTTTACCCACGCTTATCAAACCATCTGAGTATGTGCGAACAGTTTTTAGCGTTACCGCCAAGCACGGACAAACTTTCGAAGACTTTAAAGAGCCGGATTCATGGGCTCACGTGGCAAATACGTTGCGTAAATTCGATCGAGTAGAAATTACTGCGGAAGATGGGTCTTTCTTTGCTGAAGGTATTGTTACAAAAGTCACCAAAGTATCAGCACACATCCACTTTTTTACCTATGTCGAGCTAAGCAAAACATCTGATAAGCCAATTGAAAAAGAACAAGCCTATACCTGTGAGTTTGCAGGGAAGCACAAGTGGCGAGTGATTCGCACCTCTGATAAAGAGATAGTCGAAATTGGCATTGAAACGAAAGAGGATGCTCAAGCTAAAGTCGACAAACTGAACGAATCAGGAGAGTGATATGTCGAACCAGCTCAATGTTTATAACGATGCGTTGCGGCTGGTAGGAGAGCGGCAACTTGTATCTCTAACTGAAAACAGGGAGCCGCGTAGATTGCTTGATGCAGTCTGGGACGGAGCATTGAAATATTGTCTTGAGCAAGGGCAATGGAACTTTGCTATCCGTTCTGTGCGTGTCAATTACTCACCCTCAGTTGAACCACCTTTCGGTTATCGTCGGGCATTCAATAAGCCAGATGACTACGTGAGAACAGTGGCCTTTGCATCAGACCCATTCTTCAATAGCCCAATTATTCAATACACCGACGAGGCGGGGTTTTGGTTCTGCGACTTAGACGAGATATACATTCGCTATGTCTCAAACGACCCGTCATTCGGACTTGATTCATCGCTCTGGCCTGAAACATTTAGCAACTTCGTGGCTGCATACCTTGCTACGCAAATAGCACCGCGCCTTAAGAATGGCTCAGACAGGGAGTGGTTGGCGCGCGAGTACAAAATGGCGAAGACTGACGCACTCACAAAAGATGCGATTCAAGAACCAACTAAAATATTCCCGACTGGCCGCTGGGTTCGCTCACGCCAAGGGGGATCGGCAAGATATTCACGTGGATGAGGGCAGCATAAATGCCGAGCAATAACATACCGCTTCTGGCTTTCAACCGGGGCATTGTATCCAAGCTAGCTTTAGCGCGTACCGATATTGATCGCATTGCCCTATCTGCTGAAGTTCAAACAAATTGGATGCCGCGAATACTTGGTTCAATGATGTTGCGCCCTGGCACTGGCTACATTGGGCAAACCAAAGGCAACAAGAAAGCTAAATATCTAAAGTTTATCTTTGCCACTAATGATAGTGCGCTGCTTGAGCTTACTGATTCTGTGATGCGTATTTGGGTAAATGACGGACTAGTGACAAGGCCTGCTGTATCCACCACGGTAGCCAACTCTGGGTTCACATCTGATCTATCAGGATGGACTGATGTTGATGAGGCTGGCGCAGTATCACAATGGACGGCCGCCGGTGCTCAATTGCAAGGGACTGGGTTTAATTCTGCCATCATTCGTCAATCAGTTACCGTCTCTGGGTCGGATGCAAACAAACAGCACGCTATAAGGGTGAATATTGCAAGAGGTCCAGTAACGATAAGAGTCGGTTCATCTGCCGGCAGCGATAACTATGTAACTGAAACAAGCCTTGGCACAGGGGTTAACTCACTCACTTTTACCCCAACAGGCAATTTCTATATTCAGATATCAAATAGAACAGATTACCCGGTCATCGCTCGATCTATCTCCATTGAGTCGGCAGGGGTTCTTGAATTGCCTACACCTTGGGCTGAATCCGATCTCGGCATGATCCGTTATGACCAGAGTGGTGATGTCATCTTTGTAGCTTGCAGGGGTAAGCAGCAACGAAGAATTGAGCGCAGGGCCAATGGTTCGTGGTCTGTGGTGACATATGAATCAATGGACGGGCCATTTGGTATAGAAAACGTTTCGGGCGTCAGGTTAACCCCAAGTGGAATTTCAGGGGTAATAACTCTGGCCGCGTCAGCGCCAATATTCAGAGCAACTCACGTTGGGTCTTTATTCCGGCTGGAATCTAGCGGACAAACAGTAAATTCATTATTAGGTGGCGAGGGGCAATTCACTGATTACATCAAGGTGACTGGTATCGATGCATCTCGTAATGTCACTATTATTAAAACTCAGTCTGGTTCCGGCCCTTGGAATGGAACGCTAACTCTTCAGCGGTCAGTTAGTGAACCGGGCGCATGGGTCGATGTCACTACATATGACATGACGAATGGCACAATAACTTATAACGATAACCTTAATAATCAGATTATTTATTATCGTCTTGGATTCAAAACCGGCAACTGGACTAGCGGGAATATCAATGTCTCTCTTCAGTTTGCGGGTGGCAGTCGGACGGGAATAGTTAAAGTCATAGGGTTCAACTCTGACACGAATGTTAGCGCCGTTGTACTCAGTCAGCTCGGCGGGACAGGTTCTACAGATATTTGGTTCGAGGGGGATTGGTCAGATAAAAAAGGATGGCCCAGTGCTGTTGCTTTGTATGAAGGACGACTGTGGTGGGCTGGCGGCGATAAGTTTTGGGGTAGCGTTTCAGATGCGTTCTCATCTTTTGATGATGAGACTGAGGGGGATTCTGGCCCGATATCAGGAACTATAGGTTCTGGGCCGGTTGACACAATTAACTGGCTTGTTCCGTTGCTGCGATTGATTGTTGGCACTGAGGGTGCGGAAGCGTCTCTCCGCTCATCATCATTTGACGAGCCATTAACACCGACCAACTTCGGCATTAAATACCCATCAACTCAGGGAAGTGACTCTGTTGCAGCCTTAAAAATCGATAGCGGTGCAATCTTTGTCCAACGTAGCGGAGCAAGAGTGTTTGAGTTGAATTACGACTCAAGTATTTATGACTACGCCAGCGCAGACATGATGAGTTTATGCCCTGAAATGGGACTACCGTCTATCATCGCGATCGATGCTCAACGCCAACCTGATACTCGAATTCATTGCGTTCGTTCTGATGGCGCTGTAGCTGTTCAGGTTTTTGACCGAAACGAAAATGTGAAGTGCTGGGTGCTATTTGAGACTGATGGACTCGTTGAAGAAGTCGTTACATTGCCCGGCAAGATAGAGGATCAGGTCTATTACGTCGTTAATCGTAATGGTATTCGCTGCTTAGAAAAGTGGGCGCAAGAAGCCGAGTGCCGAGGCGGTCAGTTATCTAAACTTGCAGACTCATTTATATCCTACTCAGGCGCTCCAATCACTGAACTATCAGGGTTTAATCACCTCGAAGGCCGCTCCGTTGTGGCTTGGGCTGATGGGTTTGATATTGGTGAGCTAATAGTGACTGGCGGAAAGATTACTTTCGCATCTGGTAAAAGCAATGTTGCCGCCGGGCTTAGCTATACGGCTAAATTTAAAAGCACTAAATTAGCTTACTCAGCGGGCATGGGAACTGCGTTAACTCAGCGCAAGCGTGTTGAGCGAGTTGGGTTGATCCTTGCTGATACGCACGCTCAGGGTATCCAATATGGGCCTGATTTTAACTATCTAGATGACATGCCTCGTGAAGAGCGTGGTGAGTTTGTTGCTGATGGGAAAATTTGGGACGCATACGATAACGATGCTATTGAGTTCCCCGGTGATTGGGATACGGACTCACGTATCTGCATACAGGCAGCGGCACCTCGCCCAGCAACAATATTGGCTGCAATTATAGGGCTAACCACTCATGACAAATAACATCAGACATGCCAATGAGGATGACATACGGAATTGGTATGGGCGAATTCCTGCGACTATGCGCGCCATCGTGATGGAAGTTGATGATGACCCAAAAATGATATGCGGGGTGATACATCAATCTGATCACTACATGGCATTCATGGACATGAAAGGTGATGCCCAGAAATACCCAGTGGCAATCATGAAAGCGTCACGCCTAGCGGTGAACGAGATATTTTCAAAATATCACCAGCCCATACTTGCGATTGAAAGCGATAAGCATGAGTCAGCAAATAGATTCCTCAAACGGATGGGGTTTAAACCCATAAATAAAAAGGTAATGGTATGGGAAGCTTATTCGGCGTCATAACCCAAGGGCTTGGGTCTGTGCTTGGTGGGGTTGGTGCAATTAACCAGGGAAGACAGCAGAAGAAGCAGGCTTATTCGGAAGCGTCACAACTAGACAGTCAAGCCAGTAATACTCGCGGACAATCTCAAATACAGGCAATGGAGGACCGGCGGCAGGCTCGGTTAGCTGAGTCTCGCGCTTTAGCTGTCGGGGGCGCGTCTGGAGCTGCCGCTGATTCAACATCCTTTGTTAAAAATATCTCTGATATGGAATCTCAGGGCGAACTGAATGCGCTTACATCTTTATGGGGTGGCAATCAGCAAGCCAGCCAACTAAACAACCAAGCAGCCGTTAGGCGCGCCGAAGGTGATGCTGCAAAAAAAGCGGGAACGATTAACGCCGTATCATCACTATTGCAAGCGGGCGGCTCGTTGTATGACCGCTATGGTGGAGGATCGCCCGCACCAAAGGCAGCAAAAATAAGTGCAGCTAAAGGCACAAGAAGCGTTTTCTAAGGATAAATAAATGGCTCGTATTCCCGATGCAAATGATATTGGCCGTCGCATCCCAGATGTGGCGCGCGGAGTTGCTAGTGCAGACGTAACAGCCCCATCAAGAGCGCTGCAAGGGTTGGGACAATCACTTGAGCGAGTTGGCGGCCAGATTCAGCAAAAGGAAGATCAGTTTAACTATGCTGAAGCGCAGTCTAACTTCCTGAAAAAGAAGCTTGATATCATGTCATCCTTTGATGGTGACAATGATTATTCTACTTTTGGTGACCGGTACAACGAACAAATCAGCAAGGCCAGAGAGGAATCGGCTGGTTTATTGGTGAGCAATTCAGATAAACGCTTATTTGAAATTGAATCAAACAATGACATTGCGCGAGGGTATGACCAAGTCCGTGGGCTGGCGAGAAATAAAGAGGTTGATTTTGGTCGCGCATCACTTGATCAGACAATCACATCAAATCGTGAGGCGGCAATTAGCGCTAAAGATGAGCCAACTCGGATGGGCCTCATTAATGCTACTAACGATGCAATTACCGGCGCTCATGGTCGTGGCTATATCTCAGCAGAGCAGGCCCAGCAAATAAAGCAACGATCAGCGGTAGACTATGCAACAGCATCAGTTTCATCGCTAACCCCACAAGAGCAAGTTAGCGCGCTAAAATCGGGTGCTGGCATTGCAGCTTTAATCCCATTAGACACCAGAAAGAAAATGCTTGATCAGGCTGCGTGGGATTCAGTTAATGAGCGTATTGGTAATGTAAAAATGTCGCTCATGAATCCAGAAGCTCTATCTGGTTTTAAAGTGGGCAATGCGATTAATTCGGATGACTTATTCTCTGCCGTGATTGGGCAGGAAAGTGGTGGGCGTCAATTTGGAAATAATGGTAAGCCACTTACATCAGGGAAAGGTGCAACCGGCATTGCTCAGGTGATGCCAGCTACCGGGCCAGAGGCCGCAGCATTAGCTGGTTTGCCGTGGGATCCTGCTCGCCACCAGAATGATGCTAATTATAACGCCTCCCTTGGCAAGGCGTATCTCAACCAGCAGCTTAAAAAGTACGGTGGTAATCCCGTTCTGGCGCTGGCTGCATACAATGCTGGGCCGGGTAAAGTTGATGAATGGATTAGCCGATTTGGTGATCCGCGTAAAGGGCAAATCACAGATGAGTCATTTGCTAATTCAATCCCTTATGCGGAAACGCAGAACTATGTTTCATCAGTGCTGAGTAACGCCTCAAAATTAAGTGCTGCAAAATCAATTATAGATTCGCCTGAGTTTGCAGATCTGGATGGGGTGCAGAAAACCCGCGCGGTTGAGCAGACTTATAACGTCATTGATACAGCGACATCCGCACAGCGGTTTAATATTCAACAACGAATGCAGGATGATGTTGCCAGGGTAAATGCAGGGCGGCTAGTAGAAACCCCTGTTACCATTTCTGACTTTACGTCAGCGCAACAGCTTAACTCCACCCCTGCTGACCGTGCGCAAGCCTATCAGCAATTCAATCAATACCAGCAGACGTTGGCCCTACAGCCTGCATATCAGACCGTTATCTCAAGCCCGGCCAGTGTTGGCATGGAAACGGTTAATGGATTGATGCCTGCTACTGACGACGCTGACTTTGCTTTCAAACAGCAGCGTTATGCCGCAGTTGCACAGAAGTACCAGCAAGTTATAGCCGCAAGGGAGAAAGATCCCGGCGGATGGATGGTGCAAAACATTCCGACGGTGAGTGAGGCATATCAGAATTACCAGAGCGACCCGTCAACAGGTGCTCAGTTAGCCCACCAGGTTCTAATGGAGAAGCAGCGCCTAGGCATTAAAAACAAAGATGTCCTTCCTGACTCGCTTGTTAATGGCATTCTTCAGCAGATTGACAACAACAAAGAGCAAGATGTCGCTGCAATCCAGTCTCTTGGCCAGCAGTTCGGGCCATATTCACAGCAAGTCATGCAGCAAGTACAGAAGAAATCCGGGCCGGTGCTTCAGGTTGTAATGGCGACTAATAACCCTCGCGCTGCCAATGCTCTTTGGCAAAACCGTGATGTAAAAACAGCAGAATTACGCAGCTCAATAAACTCGGCTTCCAGTGGAGCGGCAGAAAGTGCTGATACTGAATGGGCTTCTCAATCCAAAGACTTTTCAGCAACGATGGTTGGACAGCCTGGCGGGGTTCCTGTTTGGAATAACTTTAATGACCAGGGCCGCAGGCTTACCTATCTCAATATGCAGAAAGGCATGAGCGCTTCGGATGCAGCTTCACAGGCCTATCAGGATATTTTAGGTAGCCAGTACCAGACTAAAGGAACTTGGCGTCTTCCGGTCACCGCTAATGCTGATATGAATGATGTATCGGATGGTGTAGATGCATTTATGAGCAAGCTTAAGCCAGCAGACATTACCCCGTTGATTGGTGATCCTCGCCTAAGCAATGAAGTTAACCAGCAACAAAGCCTAGATCGCATTAAAGACAGTGCTGAATGGGTAACCAATGCAGATGAAACAGGGTTGATGCTCACGCTCAATGGATTGGTTGTTAGTGGGGCGGACGGAAACCCGGTTACAGCTAGCTTTGCTGATTTGGCTCAGTTGGGTTCAACCAATCGTGGCTACTTCAATCAGCTATCAAAAGAAGTGAATAAACCGAGAACTTATACGCCGGGGCAGGAAGCAAAAGAATCTCAGGCACGTAATGAGGAAACTGCGCGGCAACTTGGGCGACAAGGCACATCAGAAACGCCATCAATGGCTGAAGGTATGAGGGATACAAATGCCAATCTATACCAGCGATCCGGGACAGGTGTCAATAACGGGTTAAAAGTGATCCATTTTTCATCACCACTAACGGTCTAA